CAGCATCGTTCAGAACTTCCATTTAGTAATGGGTGAGTTTTTTTAGGACCGGGCGGACCGCGACCCATTGGCGCGTATCTGTTGTGCCGTCTTTTGTAAATTTGCGAGACTTGAGAAAAAATCATCAGCCGTGTCGCTTTCAACGACGGCCGGAGCTTTCGCTTTGACCTTGAGCCTGGCTTCGTGCCACGTGACTATGAATTGCCCAATTTCGAGACCTTGCCGGACTGAATAGCCAGACAGAACGAGTTGGCGACGAATGAAAACGAGCGCCTCATCGAATGGATACATAGGAAATCCCATCACCATGGGAGGAACCATGAGCACTGCACATGACTCGCGCCGCTCTGAAGCCGCCTTGATTTTTTTAGAAAATTGTTCAAGAATATTTTTATAAGTTTCTTTTCTCATATTTCTTCGGGCTTGCTCCCGTTGTGCAATCTCGGATGCACTAATCATCACTATTATTAAAACGGCACTTCTTTGGCTGGGAGCTGACGCGACGCGGCGAGAGCGCTCGTGAGCTGGTCATTCAGTGATCTGTTAATGTCGTCATATGACTGGTACTTGTCGGGTGAATAGGACTGGAACGGGCCACTTGGATCCGGGGAGCTTGAGCTCGTCTTTGATAGTATTTGAACAAGGCCGGCCGGTGACACGCTGGCCGCCACGTCGTACTGGACGCCGAAGAATCCCCGTGTGTCCAGGAACATCAGGCGCGCGTCATACGTAATACCACTCTGGGTTCCAGACTTGGGCGTGATGTAAATCGTCTCCACGGGCTGAAGCCACGGCTCCTGCTTCTGAAGTGTTTCGATGATGACCTGAATGACGTTCGGTGAGACGGACGGGGTGATTGGTTGTTCGTAGGTTGAGAATGAGTTGTTGTTCATGAACAGCACGCCGAGGATGGCGGCGACAGCCCCTAGAATCACAATATCAGTCTTCATTTACTTGATGCGTTTAAAAAAAATGAACAAAAGAAAGGCGTGTATTAGAATGGCCCTCTTGGTCTTCAGTGACAAATGTAATTTTTGTTTTGAAGTTTTGAATGTTATTAAGCAGAACCCCAGTCTGGGGCAGATGCTCAGGTATCACAATGTGACCACGCAGGGCCGTCCCAATACCGACAAAGTGAAGCGCGTCCCCACCCTCATCACAGCAGACGGTCAGGTTCTCGTCGGCGCCGAGGTGAAGAATTGGCTCGAGTCCATGATTCCTTCAGATATTGAAATGTGGGAGGGTGCGGGTGTGTTTTCGGCGTCAATTGACGGGGGCGAAGGCGGTCCAGACATGTTCAGCCTCGATGCATACGGGACATCTATGCAACCCATGCTTACATCAGAACTCAAAGAGAAAATTAATAAAGATCCAAAGGAGGCTTATCAACTAAAGAGTTCGGACAAATGAGACTTAATGCACCTAAAGACGATACAGGCGTCTGCTATTAAAGGAATTTTTGAGGTCCTCAAGGATATCATCAATGACGTGAATGTTTACTTTACTCCCACGGGTGTGAAGGTTCTCACGCTCGACACAGCCCGCGTGACTCTTGTTCACATGTTCCTTTCGTCTGAAAATTTTGAAGAATATACGTGCCCCTCTGATATTGCAGCCGGTCTCAACATGGCAAACACTTACAAATTGCTCAAGTCTGTCGGCCCGTCCGATACCCTGACTATGCGAATCACGGATACCGACTCTCTCGAGTGTATTATTGAAAATGCTGCTAAAAAGTCCAAGACGAGTTTCAAGCTTAAACTGCTTGACATCAATGAAGACATTCTCGAAGTTCCCGACATTTGCATGGACGTCATTACGACCATGCCCAGTATAGACTTTCAGCGTGTGGCCCGTGACATGGGCAACTTGGCGAATGACATGACAATCACGCGCCACGGCACGAAGCTGGAGCTTTCGTGCCGCGGGGACTTTGCGGACCAAGAGACGGTCCTCGAGTTTTCGGACAGTATCGACGCTCGCACGAGTGCAACCTACAATTTGAAATATATAAACTTATTCACCAAGGCGACTGGGCTGTGTTCAAGCGTTCAGCTCATGCAAGACTCGAGTGACGATCAAATGCCTATTGTTTTTAGGTATGGTATTGCCAACCTCGGTGACGTCAAGTTTTACCTAGCCCCTAAAATGGATTGAACGCCACCTTGACTGGACCTTCTTCTTTCAAAAAGAATTTTTTAAAAATATTTATTTTAAAAGTAATTCCACATGAGTAGAGTCCCCATGATACTGTGATTTTCGGTCGCATGGGGACCCACTCTGATCCTACCAGCCACGATGGCCCCTCGAGTCTTTTCATGTCGTCCGTGACGTCACGACCTGTAGTCTCGATCCATGCTTTCGTGATTGGCATGCGCATGGTGTGACCCCGTGGAGGCCACGACGTCCCGAGACACGTGTGAACTTTACCCCCGAGAATATACCGAGTCACCCTGCGCGTCCCGGGCGCGACGCTATCCACCTCGGTCAGGATTCTATCTTCAATCTTGAAAATATTTTTAATTTTAAAATTTTTTGGATATAAGAAGTATACAAGATCCATATAAAAGTTTCGTATTATATTTATTTAATGGAGGCGCGTTTTAATGAAAAGGTGCGTGAATTTCAGGATTTGATTGCGGCGTTCCCCGATCGCGTGGCTGAGCTCGAGACGGAGATGTACGAGTACATGGCGCGCACAGCCCCCTTTATAAAGGAGTATCATAAAGAGTCTACGGCGACGACGAGCACAAAGACTGTCGCTAATATCAAGATATCTTCACGCAAGGGTGTGCAGCGGCAGGATATATATAATGCATACCTGGCTGAGATTGAAGAGGTTCACGGACAGGCGAAGACGACCGACAAGTATCGCCGCCCTTGCCCCAATTGCGGCGCTAATTTTTCATTCACCTTTGATGAATCACAGAGTGAGGACTCGTGCATAGAATGTGGGTACGTCGAGTACGTCCAGGGTGAAGAGGTGGGATTCAAGGAGGAGCAGGAAATGGAGAAGAATATCGTATATTCTTACAAACGTGAAAATCATTTCAACGAGTGGGTCAGCCAATTCCAAGCCAAAGAGTCGACAAGCGTTCCACCCGAAGTGATTGACCAACTCCGTGCAGAATTCAAAAAACAAAAAATAAAAGAACTTTCTGAAATTACTCATGAGAAGGTGAAGGCGTTACTCAAAAAATTGGACAAGTCAAAATACTACGAACACGTACCATACATCACGACGATTCTCAACGGGATTCAACCACCGACAATGAGTCAATCACTTGAAGACAAGTTGAGACTCATGTTCCATCAGATTCAGAAACCATTTGAGAAACATCGGCCAAAGGACCGCAAAAACTTTTTGAGTTATTCATATACTCTTTATAAATTTTGTGAATTGCTCGGAGAGGATGATTACCTTCCGTGCTTCCCGCTTCTCAAATCAAAAGAAAAACTTTACAAACAAGATGAAATTTGGAAGGGTATATGTCACGAGTTGAGATGGCAAGTCATCAAGACTGTGTGATTCAGTGACTTGCGCGGCCACGCATGCCTGCGAGAACGGCCGCGGCGTTACGGTTGGCACTTGTTGCCTTCTTTTCCGCCTTGCGTGCAAGGGCCAGATACTCGCGCTTGTTCTTGGAAGATAGAGGAGCAGCCGTACGTTTCACCTTGTTGATGAGTTCGCGAATACGGCGCTCTTCCGTGGCGACGACGCGCTGATTGATCGCAGCCAGGTTCGCACGAATCTTCTGGTTTCTGGCCATGCGCGCCGCTTCGTTCTTTGCAGCGCGGCCCGCAACGCGACGAGCGCGGAAACCGACGACTGCTGCGCGGGCAGACCGTGCCACAGTGCGTGCACGGGCGCTCGCAGCCTTTACGCGGGCCAGGGACCGGTGCATGGACCCCACGACCGAGTTGCGCGCGCGGCGAACGTAGCCGTTCACGACGACTATACCCTCGCGGACGGTGCGAATCTTGCGCTGCGCAGAGTTCTGGATAGCCACCACGCGCTCAAGGATCTCATTGCGGATCTGGGTTGGAAGAGCGAACAGCGCCTTTAGCACGCGTGATAGCGCCTTGAAAAAACGGATGGTTCCCTCCTTGGCCACTGGTGCACCGAGGCGAAGAACAACGAGCAGACCGCGGCAAGCCGCACCGAGAAGCGCGCCGATCGGCCCGTTGTAAACCTTCTCGGTAATCACGAGAGCGAGCACGATGGCGAAAGCCCAGAATGACCCCTTGACGTAAGGAGACACTTGCTGAATGAGACTGGCCGTATTGCGAGAAAGCTGAGCGGCGATGGCCGTCATTGCTGCAGCCGACGCCGCGTTCATGCCACCCGTTGGCATCTGAATGGTCACCGGAGGAGCCGCCGCCGCCGCGCCACGCAGACCCTGAAAAAGCGCGCCACCGAAACCACGGGCCGCCTGACCAAGAATAACCGCACCGCCACCGACAGCCCCGGCACCGCCGGGAATCATGGCCATTTATATTTATAAATATTTTACTTTGAAAGTTTGGACTTGAAGTGTCTGGCGTATTTCGCGCGGACCCATTTTGCGTCCGACTTGTAAATGCGTGACGCTCTGGGCAGTGTGCGCTTGGTGAGGGTGCCGATTGCCACGAGGCGGCGGAACACGGCAATTGGCATCTCCTTACCCTTGCTGATCGCCTTGCTCAGCGACTTGTGGCGATTGGTCATAGCCTCTACTGGGTGATACCCGTAGGCTGTCAGCATGCCCTTCTTCAACTTGCCGATCACACGCCGACTCTTCCCGATCGATCCCACGTCGTAGGACGGCATTGGTTTCACGCGGACAAACCCCGGCTTGCGCATGTACGTGTAGGACGGCCGGCCCGGTTTCGCTCTGACTGTAATCTTCTTCGGTGCTCTGTGCACAACATAGCCAGCTCGGATCATGTGCTTCATTTACTATTTTCCGATATTTTTGTCCGAGATTGAAGATGTGAAGACCATCCGCCGTAAAATCGAAAATATCAAACTCTTCACTGTTGATGACGTAGCTGGGATAATCGTAACTGTGACGAAGTCTGAGAATTCCTGCAAAAATATTACCAACATATGAAGCGAGTGAAAGTGAAGGGGGTACTGGGGGTGGGGGCGATATCCTGA